GCCGTCGAACGGCCCGCCGTATGGCAGTCCGAGTACGTCCAGTTCCCAATCGCCGACGGCCTTGACCGTGTATCTGATTTCGTCTGCCATGTTCAACCTCCAACAAAAAAGGCGCTTCAGACGGTTTCCCGTCCAAAGCGCCGTGTGTCTCCGTTCCTGGTGCTGTTCCCCGCTATGGTAGG